AAGATCCAGCCGTTGGTGTGTTTGCAAGTGTGTAGCTTGTATTCGAACCGTTTACCGACCCGCTTGGCGTTTCTTCAGTCACGATATTAGCAACACCAAAAGCACCCGCCGTGTCTTGCACGTATGTGATAGCAGTTGAGCCTAGCGTACCACCTGAATTTGATGTGCAATAAAATCTAGTATCTGCATTCGTTGCGCCTTGATCTACAAAAACCAAAGTTCCTGTGATCTCATCCCACACGTTCGAATCGCTTGAACGTGTCATTGCAACGCCAGTGCCGTTAAAGTCGTAGATCCCGTTTTGGCTTGTTGTGGTTTGGTTCTTCAATAACACCCGTTCGCCACTTGTCAAAGAGTGACTGTCGATTGAACTAGGAGCGCTTGAAATCGTAACATCTGCAATACTTGCAACGTGTACGTTCCTGTACTTATAAGCACTTGACAAGCCCGCAATCGCAGTATCTACATAGCCCTTTGTTGTTGCGTCTGTAGAAGCGCTCGGAGTTCCAAGGCTTGTAATGGTTTGATTACCAAGTGAAACAGAACCCGTAAAAGCAACAGAGCCGTCTTTCTTTATAAAGTTGGCACCGTCCGCAAGTTTTGAACTTTCAATTCCAGCACCCGCCGTAACTTTGCTGTTATTTATTGCGCCGTCTTTTATTTGCCTACCAGCTATTTGCGTTTCAGCCATTGTTTAAACCTTGTAATTTGCACGTAATAAGTCGCCCGTTGCAAGGGAATAAGTAAAGTTTATTGTATTGGTTCCGCTCGTCGTGTAATCAATGCCCTTTGTCGCTTGTATACCGTTTACAAACAATGCGATTGAATCCGCATCAAAGTTTTGCGCCGTTGTGTACGTTGCATTAATTCCATTTATTGCACCGCTTGGCGTTTCACCAATTACAAACGAACCGCTTGACGCCGTTAACGTCGACCCGACTTCAATTTTAATGTATTCTGGGTTTAAACTTATATCAACATCATTTGTAGACGGTAAGATCGATATTTTTACTGCATCCGTGTTTGCTGTGACATTTACGGAATCATTCATGTTGTCACCGTGTCAACTAAATCTACATCCCCACCAAGCCAATATTTGGTGTCACCACCAGCCCAAGCAATTTTCACATCATACACCAAACCTTTTTGCGGTGTCAAACTTGCACTTGATGAAGCTGGCAACGATAGCGTAAAAATGCCGTTTGTTGCTGGTGCTTGTATTGCAGTGTTAAAGCTGAATAAAGTTTCGTTTGTGCTCTTGATCTTGCATTGTGATGTGATCGTGGCACCTGTCAAATTGATTGCAGTACCGCCCGTGTATTCAAGATCCACAACAATTGAAAAGGTTTCACCACGGTAAATTGTCAAGTTAAGTTTGTTTCTCATGGATTCTCCGCAAATAATTTGGCTACAAAAGAACCACCAACAGCAAGACAAAGCAACACAATCGCTAGCCATATTTGTTCACGTAATAAAGCAAAACCACAGCCCGCTATTCCAGCACTTGAAAAAGCCCCCGCAACTCTTCTGACAAGTTTGGGCGTTGGTTCGTTCCAATATTCAAAACCAAATTTCATTATTTATTTGCCATAATTGCATAAATCTGATCAAGCCGTGCGTTCACTTTCTCGAATTGCTCATCCATCTTTTGAGCGTTTTCTTTTTCTGTTTTTTCAAGTTGCATCACACGGTATTCAAGTTGCGATGAATTGAACACCGCCCCCGCCGTGTCTTTGATTATCGAGCTAATCTGGTTTGCATGGCCGACTTGTGTTTTATTCATGTATCGCAAAAACATTAAAACAATCGTGACCGTGCTTACTAAGCTAGCTAAAATGTTTTTTAAAATGTCTGGTACAAATTCCATTTTCTTTATATATTAAAACAAGGGGTTTGCAATGTTGCGCCCCCCTCGTCTGGAGAAGGAGCATGAGAAGTCTCGACATTATAAAGAATTGTTTTGACAATTCCAAATAAAAATAAAAAAAGCCCCTAACTTTCGTTAAGAGCTTCTTCAACAGGCAAAGACAAATGAGCTAAATTCTTTTGCAGTCACTTAAAATTTCGCCGTTCTAAGTGATTGCAATATACGGGTTTTTCTTTATGTAACAAATAAAAAATAAAAAAAGCCCCGTAGGGCTGATCTCGAAAACTCTGGGGGGAGCTTTAAAATAATATGAAGTCTGTGATCCTAAAAAAGTTACTTGGATCAATTGCACGCCTTCGCCTCCAAACACCATCGCCATCGCTTTGGCTACCTTTTGCACCGCTCGAAGTATTGCCCTCAATCGTGGTGCCCTTGGTTCCGTTCCACTTTTCAACAACACCAGCATGTCCAAATAAGGTATTGCCACGTCGCCAAACAATGATCGTACCAGCTGGCAGTTCGCCATTAAACGTACTTGCTTTGATTGTTTTGTTTCTTGTTGCGAAGCTTCTTGCAAGCCCTGATCCTGTGAACGGTAAACCCTTGACGCCAGCGGAATCAAGGCAGAAGTTTACAAAGGCGGCACACCATGGAGACCCCTTTGGAGCTTTCGAAACCTTCTGGAATCTTTGCACCCAGTACCCGCCATTGTTGCCAACTTCTTTAGTGCCTATAAAGCCCCGTGCAATTTCGTAGGTCTTATGACTGTGAGAAGCACAAAGCGGCTGTGAGTATGTTAGCTGTAAGAAACAAGCTGTAAGCAATAGGACTTGAAGATATAATTTCACGTGTGTTTACCTCTTTTATTAATATTGAATCTACAAACCAAGCGCAACCAATTGCAAGTGCGTATTTGCTTAAGCCAAATGCAAAAGTACTGAATTGCCAATTTGAATTAATGGTAAAAAAGATTGCAAGAAATGCGCCCAAAAATAAGGGCAAAAAAGTCTTAAGAGCTTGCATAAAAAAACCTTAAATAGATACTTGTAAAATTGAAACTTTTGAAGTTAATATTTGTTTATATTTCGGTTTGAATTCTAATGTAGTTAAACCGTCGCTGGTGCCCTTTACATAAAGCTCGTAATTTGCTTTTGCGCTTTCTGCATCAATGTTAATTGCATGATCCAAACTTTCAAACACACCGCCCTCACGTCTTGTAATAACCATCTTTTCATTTGCACACCTTCTTATTAGATCGTCATCTTCGGAACCCCATCCCCAGAACTCATTTGAAAATCCGTTCACTTGCATAAAGTCTGCATTCGGAAACATCGTCACGCCCCCAAAATATAAATCGTATGGAATACCCTTTTCAAATTGCGTTGCACTTGCAACCAAGTGCGTTGGGCTTAAGCACGCTGAATAGTCGGCGGTAATTGGCAACATGTCTACATCGTGAAAAACGTAGTAATCGGCTTGTACTGAATTATAGCCAACGTTGCACAGTTTGCCACGGTTGAACGGTTTGCCGTGCTCTTGCTCAACAATAAGAATCTCGAAGTCGTGGCCTTGCATTGTCAAGTACGTGCTCATGTACGGGATAAACTTTTTTAAGTGTTCGTGCCTATCTCGAAAAGGTACAATGATTGCTAATCGCATATTGAGTAGTACTCCGCTTTGTCTTTAGCTTCTTGCAATGTACATTGTCTAAACCGATATTTGATAATTGCTTTGTTGGCTTCTGAAAAGATCGTGAATTTCCAGCCGTTATCGTACGGGATTAAAGTGCAATAGCATTCACTTGAATAGTATATTACTTTGGTTTTGTAACCTGTCTTATATTTTTGCCAATCAAAGAACGGCATGGAATCAAAACGGTATAGTTTCGGCATTGCTAATCGGCTCCACTTTGTTTATTGCACTTAGCTTCACACTTGTAAAGTAAGCAACTTCGCCAGTTGGTTTGTTGTACTTTCTGCCAGTCAAATACACGCTTATATTAACCTCGTCATCTTGCTTGTAACCGTTCAGCAATTCGCAAGCTTGGTTAGTTGCTTCGCATCGGATGAACTCTGAATACTTACCAGATTCAATCCGCAATACAAGATCACGCTTTGAAAACTTTTCGCTAATCTGTTGCACGTCGCCAACTTGTTCAATAGTCCCTTTCAATTCAATCTTACTCATGTCCAATTCCAAATTCTATTAATAAATCTTGCATTTCTTCTTGCGCTGTCTTTCCGTTTGGCAATATCCACGTATGTGAACTCACGGGCTTCACGTGTGAAACTTGCACGGCGTCAATGATTCCAAGCTTGTAATTACCACTCATGGCGAACCAAAGATGATCCAAGCCCCAGCCCGAAAAGTTTAAATCAAAAGTCCACAGCATCTCTTTTAAAAAAACACTTGTAAACAAAGGGCACATGATCTCGACAAAATTCGTTTCACGTGTTAAGCTATTTGGCACGTGCTTTGTAAGTTCCCAACTTGCAAAAGAATCACTTGACAAACTTGGTTGACTTAAATCGAATCCGCTTGCCCTTGTCAACTTAACTAATTTTCTTAAGTCAGCATCATTTATTTTTATATCATAATCTGGAAACCAGAAGTAGTCATAAGTATTTAGCATATCACGATCTTCAATAAGCTTCTTGATTGCTTGGTATTTGTACGTCCCGTCTGATTCGTAATCAATCACAAACAAATCGTAATACAAAGCGGAATACTGACCAACGCCTTCACGGGCTTTGTTGGTGGTTAAGATTACAGCAAGTTTACTCATTTCTTTATCCGTATTTTTTTTGTAGCAAATATGTGCTAAATTTGTGACAGTAACTTGGACATCATGACCAAGCTATTGACCAAGTTTGCCAATTGCTTGCCAAAAGTCTTCAATTGTTTTAATTATTGCATACTTGCAACCAACGCTTAAAACCCTCGCTTGCCACTCGATTTGAAGCACGCTCTGGCGCCCCTTCAAAGCCTTGAATTCCAAGAACACAACGCCACCAGAATGCAAGTACGTCATGTCAGCAACACCAGCAACCAAGCCAAGCGAACGCAAGTGCATCCCGTGGCGTGCGTTCTGGGGATTGTTGAAGTTCATGTACAAAAGTCCACGCTCTTCTGGATATGCATTCCAGTGCGATTGAAAGCAAAGGGCTTGCAGTTGTGATTCATTCATGATCAAATAATGTATTGTTTTTATTCTTTATTGCAAATTCTATTCTTGCTTTTGCAATGTCAATATACTCACTATTTAAGTCAAACCCTATAAAATTATATCTTTCATAAATTGCCGCCTTGCCTGTGGAACCCGAACCAAGAAACGGGTCTAAAATAGTTCCGTTTGGTGGTGTTACTAATCTGCAAAGATATTGCATAAGGTTTGTCGGCTTAACTGTTGGGTGGTGGTTGCGGGCAATAGGTTGTTTCCTTTCTGTTCCGTCTTGTCTTATTGGCATTCCGTCACCGCTCCAATTGGTTAACCTCGCTTCCCTTTCCTCAAATCCCTCGCAACCCTCGTCCCTATCCTTCTTACTTGCTTTTGCACAATAGAAGAAACGGGATGCGCTTTGCTTTTCATCACTTGGAAACCCCTGTAAAACCTCTTCACTACCATCATGAATAAAGTTAGCAGGCCAACGGCCTTTATGCGTGCTTTCTTTTGCCGTTTTGTATTTCCCATAAATCGCAGGAAATTTATCACCTCCGTTGGTTTTTATTTCTTCACTTCCAACCCTGCACCCGTCCACATTAATCCCGCCTGTTCCATACTGCAAAACATTTTCTACTACCGTTCCTATCAATGGTTTTCTTGCAACGCAAATAGGCTCATGAGCAGGCTTTAATGCAGTCCCCCAGCCGTCCCATTCTTTTGCTGATTCCACCCCTTCCATCTTATCTATTGCCTTGCTTATATTATGACTCTTAGGAAACCCAGAGCCGTAAACCCATTGTATCTGGTCTCGAATATCAAAGCCAGCATCTTCAATTGCAACGGCCATTCTATGGTATGTTCTAGAACCTGAAAACGCTAATAGATGCCCCCCGTGCTTTAGCACTCGTAAACATTCCGCCCATAATTCTACATCATAAGCAATGCCTGTGTTATCCCATTTTTTACCCATGAACCCAAGTTCATAGGGCGGGTCGGTGACTATGCTGTCTATCGAATTTGATTCTATTTTTTTTAGCAAGTCTTTGCTGTTGCCACATTCAAGACGGTACTCTTTCTTTTGCAGTTGGGATTCATTCATAGTATTTTGAACAGTCTACGCATATTAAATCCATATCAATAAGCTTTTGCACGGTTATGCAATTGAAATGACTACCGCCATCTTTTGTATTTATTTTGTCGGCTGAATATTCAAATATTGATTTGTCTTGAAATTCTTTGGTTTGTATTAATTTTCCCAAATCATAAATTATGTATCTTGTAATCTTGTTTGTTTCATCGTCAAAATAACAATAAAAATAAAACCATGGATCTTTATTTGATTTTGACAATTCAATTAATTTGTCAATCTCACAAGGCTTATCGTATATACTTTTTGTTTTAATTGTGATATCACGAATATTGCCATCTTTTTTTCTTGCTCTGTGAGAAACTTTTATATTTGGCAACTTAAAATGCAAATCAATGGATTCTGTTGTATCCTGATAAAAGCTTGTTTCAACAACGTATTCAGTTAAGTCACGGTTGTTTAATTTTTCTTTTATAAAATTTGCAATATGCTTCTTTGCTTCTGGTAGGCTTTTGTCTGAGTAACTTCGATATTCATTATAAGTCATTGCCAAGATCCTGAATTCTTTTTAATGTGATCTTATAATTTTGCTCATCAATCTCGCAACCAATGTAATTCCTTTTTAATTGCTTTGAAGCAACCACGGTCGAACCCGACCCCAAAAAAGGATCAAAAACTAATTCGTTTACATCCGTACTGTTTTCAATTAATTGCTTAATCAAATCAATTGGCTTTTGTGTGTTGTGGAATCTTTCATCATTGAATCTGCATTGTATAATATTTTTAGGCCTGTTCAAAAATTCCCTGTTGCCACCAGCAAAAATAATCATTTCATAGCTACTTGAATAATTGCCCTTAAGATCACCCATGCCCATGAATAACTTATCCCAGATAATCACGTTTTTTATTTGAAAGTGATTGCTTATTATTTTACTGAAGTCTGGATATATTTTCCAATTGCAAAAAATATAAAGATGCGCATTGTCTTTAAGTTTGCATTTGACTTCAATCAACATCTTGTCAAGTAAACACAAAGCATCCTGACTGTTTTCATCATTTGCAATCTTTCTGCTTAACTGATTATCATACGCACCAAATTGGATGTCAACCCCGTACGGTGGATCCGTAATCAAGCAATCAATACTTTTATCCGCAATTGTTTTGATGTATTCAAGGCAATCGCCATGATAAATATTGCAGTTACTTTCGTATACCTTTTCAATGATCTCAATCGCTTTTTGTGTTTTGAGTTGTTCTTTCTCTTCTTTCTTTATTTCTTGATATGCTTGGTTGATACTTATTACGCCCGTACTTAGTTGCGCTTTAACTTCTGGAGTTGCAACGGATTGGATCACTTTTACTTTTGCAATTGTATCGTGTGAAACATTGGCAACTTTTGCAAGTTCTTTTCGTGTTTCAATAGGATTACTTTCCGCAGATATCTGCTTAATGTCTGTTCTTTTACCTTGGTTTTCCTTCGCCTTTTCTTGAAACACGTTTTCAAGTTGCAAAGCTAAAACGCTTCTTTGGTATCCGTTCAAATTACGCCTACCAAACTGATTCAAGATCATCCAGAGTTTGGCTTCATTTCCGTCCTTGAATTCTTTGCTTACCGTCTTATATTCCAAACTGTATTTGTTTGCAATGGCGTAGCGGTTGTGACCGTCCACCAAATAACCATTCCAAACCACCAAAGGATCTCGAATCCCTTCGCTTAAAATATTCGCTTCCAGTTGCTTGTACTCTTCTCCAGTCAAAGCAGGAATAAGCTTCTTAAAATCTTCTCTTATAACGATCACTTCTTTCTCCAGTGCATCCAGAGCCACCCGCTTGCATAGCCCATTAAATCTGTAAATTGTTTCGCCTCTTGCAAGTTACGACATAAACTCTTAACTACCCAAATCGAATTAATTTTTTTTGCTTTTGCTAGTAATACCCAGCTTTCCACATCTCCACCCCGTGCCATTTGCAACGCTTCGCTTCTTGTAAGTTCCTGTAATTCCGCAATCACTTCCCGCTCTGTCTTCGGTATCACACAACCGCAAAACACGCACGCCCGTGCAACGCTCGGAATCAAAGCTCCGCAATCTTTGCATAACTTGACGGGTGCCACGCCACCAGCTTTCTTTTCTTGCTTTTTTAAAGTCCATTCCCTTGGATCATCCCAGAAACCATGCGTCAAAACGTTGTTACCAAAGTCAAGAATCATGAATCCGTCTTTGCCAGCCGACGTTCTGGAACCACGCCCGCACATCTGCAAATACAAGGGCACGCTTTTCGTAGCCCGGTAAAGAATTATGCATTCTGTTGTAGGTTCATCAAAACCCGTTGTAAAAAGCCCCACGTTTGACAAAACGGCGTCGGGTGTCAGTTTATACCAGTCGAGTGCGTTTCGTCGTTCTACGGGGCTTGTAGAGGCGTCCACGTGCATTATGGGCACGCCGTGTGCTGTGAATTCTGCGCAAAGCTCTTTGGAGCTTGCAATGTTCGAACAAAACACCAAAGTTTTTTTACCGTTTGCTAACCGCTTGTAATTTTGCAAAACGCCCTTGTAAATTTGTGAGGCGCTGTACATAGCCGAAAGGCTAGCAGGATCGTAGTCACCAGCAACAGTCTTTATGCCTTGCAAATCAACTTGAACACCAAAGTAAGAAGGCTTGGCTAAATAGCCTTGCTCTATCAAGTCTTGCACGTCCACAACGTTTACAATGTCGGTATAATGCTTGTCCAAGCTTTCTTGATTGCCTTGGCGGTATGGTGTAGCCGTTGCGCCAATTACAACTGCATTCGAATTCACGAACGGCATAAGCTTTGTGAACGTTTGCTTGTGAGCCTCATCAAAAATAATCAGATCCAGACGCTTGAAAAGTTGCAAATATTCAGGCTGGCTTAAGCGTCTGTAGATTGTTTCAACCATTGCAACGTAAATCGAATATCTATTCAAGTGCGTTGTAAAGGCTTGGATGTATTCAGGAAGTATTTTAAGGCGGTTTAACGCCCCTCCAGATTGTGTAAGCAACTCGACACGGTCAGTAATGATCATCACTGTCTTGCCCTTTTCAATTGCACTTCTGCACATCTCTGAAAAGATAACCGTTTTGCCCGCTCCAGTCGGAGCGCAAAGAATAACCTTCTTGTGACCGCTTGCAATTGCATTGCGAAGTTTCTGGATTGCTTCAATTTGGTAATTTCTTAGATTCATATTATTACAGATATTACAGATTATTACAGATGTTTTGCACGATCTGTAATATTTAAGTTATTTAAAATTCAAGAAGTTAATAAAGTTATTACAGATAAACAGATAAAAGTAAGTAAATAAGTATAATATTATTATTATTATATATATACACACATACATATTTTTATATATATATGGGAACGTGTTTTTCATCTGTTTATCTGTTTATCTGTAATACTTGTAAGTGTCTTTATTGTCAATGCTTAAGCAAATTTTTCAAGCGGTTCGCTTCTTTTTGCCACAAACCAGCATCCAGAAGTTTTACCATTGATTACTTTGTGTTCTTTCACATAACCGTAATTACTCAACACTTGACCAAGCTTTTTTGGCGTCAATCTTAATGTTGTATCTTGGCTGATGATGTTTAAAATTTGGGTATTGGTTAGCCATTCTGAATACTTTGCATTTGGTTCTTTGAAGTATTGCAAAAGGAGTTCCTCTTCAACACAAACAGACTTATTTGCGTATGTAAAATCATTAAGAATGCTTATTTCTTCTTTGTTCAATTGCCATTCTTTGCCACACAATACATACTCATTATAAAGCTCTGCAAATAACATATCTTTGTCAACTTCGTTATAAAGATCCCAATTAATTGCAGTGATATCAATCGGAATGATTCTGCGGTTCCCGGTCAAGTCATTAAGCAGTTGCGAATCATTTGACGTGCCACAAAGCACGGCATATCTTTGCATATCGATGTTACGTTTTTGATATGGTGGCCTAACCGAAAAAACTTGTTTTGAGCTTAATTCCTTAAGCAAACTTTCTTCTTTTTTGGACTTACCGCCAAATTCATCATCGCATATTATAAGCTTATTACACATAAGAATAAGATCATCTTTGCCAAGATCTAGTTTTGATTCCGCATAATACTTTTGCAAAGGTTCTGGAAGTAACTTTCGAAAGAAGTTCGTTTTACCAATGCCTTGACCACCGCAAAGAACCAAGATTGTAACCGAATGTATTCCGTGCATTGAAGCAATTATGCCAAGAAGCCATTTTTTTACGTAATGTTCAAGCGTTGCTGGTGACATGTGTTTGCTTTCTTTGTAAATAATAGATCTACAAAGCTTTGCAATATGTCCGCTCGTGTAAGCGCCCTTGCATTGCTCAAGATATTCGGTAAAAGGATTGAAGCTTGGCGTGTTATCGCTGTCGATTATGCTGTTTACAATTTGAGATTGCACGGTATTACCAAGTTGTTCACGCAACTGAATAAAGATGGTATTAAATTCACGATCTGTAAAGTTGCGCCCGTCAATTTCCATGCTTTGCGTCACCAGGTTATATTTAAGGTTATGTACATTCAACATGGCTTTGATTGATTCGATTTCGCCAGAACTTTTTTGTGCTTTTTTCGATTTGGTATCAACTTCAAATGCTTTGTCAACTGTTGCAACAACTTCAGAACCTGTGATGCCCTTTTGATCAAGTGCTTTAAGTGTTGAAGCCTTTTGCTGTTCAACTGATTGCGAGTCACGACCTTTAGCATATTGCGCAACTGCAATAATTGTTTTTGTTTTTTCGGTTTGCGTAATTATACCAGCTTTTGAGCACAGATAAAAGAACGTGTTCAGGCTAACAGCACCGTTTTTGCTTTTCAAGCATTCGTTGTACTTCGCATCCGTTTGGAATTCATCATATTTGGGGCTTTGCGAACTCACAGCGTGAAAAAGCTGGCGTCCTTGCTCACCAAGTCCGTTTGCAAGTGAAAAAGCGATCTGGAGCCAATCGTGATACCCCCCAGCGGTTAAGTCGATATTCCTTTGTTGAATTTGTTGAATAATGTATTGATAATCGTCATCAAGTGCAATAATTGACGTGCGTTCGACTTCTTTTACAACATCTTTAACATATATTTTGAATACCTTTGGTTCCTGGTCTCTTTGGTATAAGTGTGGATCAAAAGATACATATCGAAGCCGTGAAACATCTTTACAAGATTTATCCGCAACCACCTTGTAAAAGTCTGCTAGGTACTTTTCGAGGCCGTAATACGCTTGTAAGTGCTTTTCGGGTTCGATCTTGAAGTAAGCAACCCAACCATAACCGCCTATTGAATGATGTACCGCCCATGTATAAGGATCTTGCTTAAGTGCTTCAATGTTGGCATCTGCATTATCTTTTATATCAATGTCAATACTTATAATATTCGAATGCTGGTCAATTGAATCTGCGTTGCGCTTTTTGAACGTTCCAGACGGTGTCACGGCTGGCATTGTTTTCTTTTCACGTTTGCCAGTTCGAACCTCGTGCACTTGATCCTCCCACCTGCCGTCTTTTACATACCCTAAGAAGGTATAGAATGAGATGTTTGCTTCTGGCGTTGTATCCATTGCCGTTTTGAATATCGATATATTCATTATGCCACCCTGTCAAAATAAAAACTTTCAAAATGCTTAATAAACGCTTTAAAGTCAAGCGAATCGATAAATAAAGATTTGACTTTGATAATTGAATGCACAACACTTGAAGGGTGCTTATTGAACTTTTCGCCAATATACGTTTGAGTTATTGGCAAAGTAAAATACAGTAAGAAAAACAAAATATGTCTTGCATCTGCTAAACTACGGTATCTTTTATTTGAATAAATGTCTTCAATATCTACTTGCTTTTCTTGAGCTAGCCAAGTAGTGATTTTGTTGATTGCAAGATCTGGATCTTTATTAAAGCTGTTTTTTTTGTATATGTATTTTTTCATTATTTCGGGCGTTGCGCCAATAAGCTTTTCTTGTTTTGGCTTGTACGTTATGCCAAAAAGTTTCATGCGCTCTTCTCTAAGTTGCTCGCTAAGTGTCATGACGGCATCTCCAGATTATCAAGTTCAATGTAATGCGGTTCTGTATCGAATATAGAATCGATGCTAATTATTTTATTTATTCCGTCCTTGTTCTTAATAAAATAAGTTTGATTGCTTACATTGTTTTTTTTAATTTCAACAATTTCATAATTAACATACCCATTATCAGATACTATCCGTAATGCGATCCTACCTTTTGGCCATTTGCCATATTCTAATTTATTCCATGTCATAATAGTGTATCCAAATAATTAAATAAATCGATGTATCTTTTTTTGTTTATGTAGTCAGGAATATGCCGTTTGTAATTATATACAGATCTTTCAAAAATATATTTTTGCATAAAATTCAGCTGGCAAATTTCACGGCTTCTTAAGAAGTAAACCAATGCAAAAAGGTCATAATTGACACCAGTGTATTTATTTGCTTTTTTTGTGTTCAAGTCGTTGAAATTTATACCAAGCAAGGCGCAAGCTTCATGAATAAAATAAAATACGGTAGTTTCAATTGATTCAACTTTATTCAAAGAAAGTATTTTTGTGACTTGTTCATGTGAATAATTACGCCGTGCAATTTCCGCTTTTTGCTTTTTATTTTGCGGGAACAACTTAAGCCGTTCGGCTTTAAGTTGCACGCTCATTGGTATATCCTTTTTGAATGAATCTGGCATTCCTAGGTATTGAATAACTTTTTGCATAAGCACCTCCAGAATAATAACCAAGATGCATATTGACTTCTAAACATTTGGCGTGTCATGTTCATAGTTGCACCTCCAGAGCGTTTTCAAGGCCGACCAAGTATAAAAAGTCTGTGTAATCAGAAACCCATTGATTTACGGTTTCATGATTATTTGCGGGCGCAAAGAAATTAAAGAATGCGCAATTTTTAAAATCATTTGCTAGCGTGTCTTTAAATTCAAAAACATTGTATTGCACTTCTGGAGCTTGGAATACATCGCAATAGACACGCCATTGCAAAGAATCTGCATAGGTTTCATATTGGATAGGTGAATACGTTGTTTTGATTTCAACGACCTTATTGCCAATAATTTGATCCGCCATTCCAGTGAGTGAAACAAGCCCCCGTTTTGTTTCATAAGTTTTACGCACTTTGATTTCAAAAAGGGGACTGCGGTAATCCATAAAGTTGCGAGATGCTGTTATGCAATCCTGTGAAAAGTACTCTTTATACGGTGCTGGATCTTTGCTTTGTAGCATCTCGTGAAACTTGGTTCCTTTGATCATTTTGTCATTTGGTTCGAAGCGTTTTAAGATTGAATCCACAAGCGCATCAAGAGTGATGCGCTCGTTTATATACCTTCTGTATGATTCCAGATTTGTTGCACTTACTTTAATCATGTGAGGGCTCCGCAAAGTAGTAGTTCTGGAGTTCGCCTGTGATATAATCCCAGTCGATCAAGTTGCAAACATCCTCAAGGATATAATGCATAATATCTGTTTTACATTGTGCCATTAAGTCACGTTTAATGATTGTATAAATATCTTTGCAAAGATCTGAATTGCGATCTGGCAAACTTATAAAACCTGTGTAATCGTCTTGCAAATCGCTAAGAGCTTGAAAGTCGCTGTAATACTCTATTATATTTTCTTCAATAACTTTATTGATGTTAATCATTGCGCGCCCTCCCACAACTTGGATTCAACATTGTATGCAAGACCACGGCTATTAAATGTTTGTTGCACACCAGCCCAAACCGCTTTTTTTATGCTTGCTTGCAAATTGGCTTTTGCCATTTCTTGCATAAACTTGTTTGCATCCTTTGAAGTCATTGCTTTCTGCATCCAGTCGCTTACAAGGCTAATTGCCTCTTCTTGTTCTTTAGAACGTTTCACAAGAGATTCGTGCGTGTGCTTTATGATGTTTTCGAGCGTACCGCCCATTGAATCAACTTCTTGAATAAGCACGGGTTCGATACCAGCGCAATTTTTTGCGGTTACGGTATCGCTTAAATCAAAAGTCAAGATGCGCTTGTTGTTTACGGTCGTGTAATACCCGACCAAGTCACATGATTGCATAAGCAAGTCATAAGATCCGCCTTGAACAAGTGGACGTTTGATCCTAAAGTCACCTTCTTCTTTCTCTTTTGCATGAGCAAGAAATATGACATTTTTACCGCTTAATTTTAACGGTGCAAAAAATTCCGCAAACAGTTTTTTTGTTTCGCCCCAAAGCTTGATACCATTTCTTGCAAGTGCTGGTTGCGAAGTTTGCAAGTACATTTGCATGAGTTCAATCATTGTGCCAGCGGTGTCGATCACGACTGATTCATGCTTTGTTATAAGGTCTGTGAGTTCCTTTTGTGAACTTATGATATCTTGATATGAATCAAACTGCACGACGTTGCCACGGCGATGCGAAGCCCTGTGCGAACCACGGTCGAAATCCAAAACAAGTGGATTTGGTGCGGTGTTTGCGAGTGTGGTTTTACCTATACCAGGATCACCGTAAATAAGAATGTTTAAACCTTGATGCGCTAGGCTGTCGGCTTGGCTGTATACTTTTATCATCTCAACTTCTCCAGTTCTCGATAATGTATTAAATAATGTGACTTTTGTTCACAGTCTGTTTTTTGCAAGTTTGTAAATACGGGTGGCGTTGTGTACGTTCTGTTTTTCAGCTTTCGCAATCGGCCTTTAATAAGGTAATCGACATAGACACGTGAAACTTTCAGTAAGGTTGCGACTTCTTTTGGCGTTAGCCATTCATTCATAATAAGCTCCTTATAAATTCGTAAACAATGTCATATTCTACACTGCTAATCAAGATCACAATTACCAGCCCGATCCAGAATTTTGCATTATCAATTAAGTTGTTGTGCTTATCTGCAACGCTTTTGTAGTAGTCGCGTTGCTCTTTTAGTTCTTCGTACGTTTCCATGTTCTTACTCCGTTTATTTGTTGTTTCAAAATTACAATATTTTTTAACCACTTGCAAAAGTTTATTAAATTAAACCAAGATCTAACATAGCTAACAAAGCATATTTTCCAGCAATTTGCATCTCAGTAAAAGAAGTGCAACCGTCTATCTCTGCAATTGTGCGTGTAGCTACCCATGTAAAAGCTTCAAACATTTGGTAGTTATTTTCGTTAACAAATGTTTGGCGTGCTTTGTTAGAATCATTGATAATCAATACTTTTTTTTCTGTCTTTGTCATTGTTGCGTTTGTCATGTCCGTCTCCGTTTTTGTTATTGTGCTTGTTTGTTGATACAAATATAAGGCTTTTTTAACCACTTGCAAAACTTTTTTTATTTATTTTTTATATACCCTTACTGACCGCATAAATTCAAGGTTTTGCACAAGATATTTTTTTTCAAAAAATTTGCACAATATTTGTTTTTCTCTTTGTGTAACAAAAAAGCATTCAATATGACTTATATTTGCATCCTGAATAAGTGCTTCAATCGTGCTTAACTTTTCGGTATATATAGAGAATATTTTTCCATCTACTTTTGTATAGGTAGTTTTCATGTTTAATCAAGATTTATTTGAAGAAAGGGCGGCGATATTGCAATACTGCTATGGCTTAACAAAAGAAGAAGCCGAAGATTTAGCGCTTGCAGAACAAGTGCAAAAGTAATATATTTGCAATACAAATTACTTAATATTTTCGCATGATATTAAGGTATTACAGAAAGTTCAAATTAAATGGGATTAATTTGGACTTTTTTTATTATATTGCAATCACTAATTAATTTTTTATTCCGAAAGGTTAATAAGTAAAGTCTTCTAATTAGGCCACAAGGTTCTTCCCCTTGTGGTTTTTTTTGTTTAGTTGCGTGTTACCACGATT